CCATCTACTATCTTCTTTAACCAAAAAGAGTTAAAATAATTTACTTCTATTACTGCTGGCATAGTTTTATAATCACTTGTTTTTTACTAAATTAACATTATATTGATTTAGGATATGATAGAGTACCTGGTATTTTAGAACCAGTAGAGTTAAACTGCGCTATCCATATTCTATCTGTCTGAGGATTTCCAGATGGACTAGCGTTATTAAAGTTGTTTAATGTTACCGCAGCGCCATCATTTCCAATAGGATTACCCGGTGTACCTTCTAATCCTCCTGTTGGTCTAGCTTTATAAGCATGCCATGTATTAGAACCCGATTGTTGAGGAGTCCATGGAGTTGTTAGTTGAGGATCAGTGTAAAATTGAGTTACATACCTAAAGAAAGGTTCTCTCGCGAATACATCCACCCAATCAACTTGACCATAGTTAGAGGCCGTAATCGAATCCGGTTCAGCAATATTTGCTACACTGTATCTCCACCCTGGGTTTGTAATACCAAATGGATAATAAAAATCTCCATAAGTTATACTAAAATTACAGTTTTCATTTTTATAAACACCTGTGTTAGCTACCGTCGTTGAAGGATTTGGGGCTTCTGTTTGAGAACCTTTTATTTGAGATACCATAACTCTATAATCACCACGAGTTGAAGGGTCAATTCCAGAAAACGCAAATGTTCTTGTTGCTACAACTGTTAAAGTATCACTTGCACTCGACTGAGGTATCGGCATTGAGCTTTGCATTGTGTGGTCTGCGTAAGGCTGTGGATAACCACCTGCTTCATTAGTTTCAAATAAACTACCTTGATTCAATGCGTACGCACCACCGCTAACAGGATAATTAACTAACCATTGCCCTCCAATTGGCAAACCAGCTGTACCGTCTCCTACCGTTTGTCCTTCTATATCTACAGCATTATTCCAAGCTGCTGGTAAAGCACCACCTGATCTTCTTTGTATCCAAACGTTTGCTTGTAGATCTAATATAGGTGGTAGTGAAGTACTAAAGTCTGTGGGATTTATAGTTTGACTCATAGACACTGTAATATAAGCAGTACCTTTTAACAAACCTCTATTAGCACCAGTTAACGTACACCAACTAGGTCCATCAGATAAATCTAAAGACTTTACATCGTATGTAAATCCTGCGCCAAGAGTACCATATGTTATGGTGTTAATATTAGCAGGGTTTTGAGGAGGTAGTATTTGATTCCAAATATCTGTAGGATATGATGGATTACTAGGATTACCAGCTGAACCTGGTCTTTCAGTATCATAATCTGTAACTGTTAAACCAGTTGATTTATTAGACCATATAACAAATCCCGCATCAGAGCCTTGCAACCCATTGATAGCTTCTCCAGAATCAATAAAAGTACATGTTACTGATTCTTCTCCAAAATCAAAGTTTAGATCTTGTAACGTTGTTAATCCAGTACCGTTTGCATCTGTAGCAGCTAACTTAATAAAATAAGGACCAGACATTATAGTTTGAGGTAATTGAAATAGCTCTCCTGTGCCTGGATTAATATCAAAAATTTGAACCCCTTGACCGTATTGACTCTGCTCAGCTATAGCATATTGTAATTGAAGCTCGTTAACACCAGGACTTGGATCTGCACTACCATTAACCGCATCGTATATTGGGTTCAGAACCGGTGTAAAGACAGGGTTAAAAATTGGTGCAGCATTACCTAAAGCTAAACTTTTGGTTAAAGTTGGACCTATATCACCAGTTGCAGTGTTTTCAGGTACAAAAAACAAAGTCCAAGTTCTAATATCTACGTTAGCTAAGTACACAAAGAACTTACTTATTTGTAAAGTATAACTGTCATAAGCAAGCGTAGCACCATTAGGAGTTAATACTCCAGCCGCTGTTTGAACTAATGTAATTCCTACATCTGCAGTTACATCAGTACCAGCACCATTTAAAATAGTCATCGTTAAAGATGAACTAGGAATAATAGCTCCTAATGCATCTTCCACATAAAAGTCGGATGTTATAATCGGTCCTTCTCCAGTTGTATATGGTTGCACTGGAAGTGTGTAGCTTCTGTCTTCTACAAATTGAGATGTAAAGTTTTCAATTTCAGCTGGAATAGAAGGTATTGTAGTATTGATAGCATTATTTAAATCTAATATTTTACCAGTAGTTGATGTTTCCCAGAACAATTCTAATCTAGATTCCGTTGGTTTAGTTTCATAAACACTTAATAAAAAAGGATAACCATCTGCTGGCACGGGATCAATTCCTGCGCTACCTATTAGCTTTTGAGTAGACACTCTTGCTAAATAAGGGTTAGATTGATTATCATAAACATCTTCTAGATCCTCGTAGAGGGCTGTAGTATCAAAATACTCGCTTTTAAATAAGTCAGTTTGTCTAGCAATTTGCGTTGTAATATCTGGTACTAAGTCAGGTAGATATTGAGTGTTATAAAGAGGGTTGCTTACAGGAACCACTGTTGTATTTAGTGGTAGCTCAGGACTTACTTTTCCAAACAACTCTACGCTACTTCTAAACTGTGTTTGATCTGGTCCTACTTCTTTTAAATCTCTTGGTACTTTGTTTATATTATCATTAAACAACGTTAGAGTTGATGTATATATTTCTCCATCAGGATAATTAGGAGCTTTAGCTGGTAAACCTGTTAATATACCAGGTAAGTAAACATTATAATACTCTTGCTGTTTTTGTTTAACAACAACTTTATAAGTATACCAACCAAGCGGATTGTAACTACTACTAGTTGGATCTCCATTATATAAACCAGGAGTACCTAATACATCATCAAAAGCTGAATCTATAATATTGTTGAAATATATTTTTAAACTATTACCCGGCCAATCTACTATGTTATTAAAATTTTGAGTATCATATTCATCTTGATATGGTACGTATATAGTATCAGCACCAAACTGAGGGTTGGGCGGGGCTGCTGCTACAAAGTTTTGATTATTGGAAAGTAATACCGTGGAGGTTCTTCCATATCTATCAGATAAAACTATTCCTACTTGATAGTATCTATTTTGTTTTACCGTATGATTTGGGTAAGCTGAGTAACTATAATTGCTATTAACTTCATCATAAGGAATTTTAGAAGATACACCGACATTGTAATCTAAAGACTCAGGTGGAGTGTGTTTGTTTTGAAAATTACTATATACTATTCTGTTGCTTATTATTTCTTGACCTAAAGCTTTTACAGGTACTTTATCATACACTCTAGTAGTTTGATCTTCAGGTAGTACTTTAAATGGTTCGGTAGCTAAATAATCATATTCATATATAGTTACAGCACCAGCTGTATTTAGTTGCTCTGTTGTTATTCTATCTACAACTGAAACGACTAAACTATCAGACTCTTTATATAATAATTCTATTTCTTGTACATTTAAAACATCAAGCAATTGATTAGCGTTTAGTTGAGTGCCATCTATTCCGTCTGGCATTGGCAACTGTAAACCTATTCTATTAACTAAGTTTTCCATAAAAGAAACAACTGTACTTTCGTACGTTCTAGTTTCATCACTTACTTCTTCTCCAGTCTGAGGATTAAGAATACCTTCTAAGAAATAACCGTACTGTTTTGGAATAAAACAAGGTTGTGTAAACGGAGCCATTAAAGAAAATTCTCCATCTGTAAATTTAAATCTATAACTAAATCTAACAAATTTATCAGTTAAAAAATCTTGATTACCAGGATAAGTAGATTCACCACCTGTATTATCCCAATTAGGATTTTCATATCCAAAATACAACATAACAGGGTTTGAAGCAAAAGCCAAAAACCTAGCTATAAAATTAGTTCCATCTCTTTGAGCAATAGAAAAAGATCCTATCCCTGTGTTTGCAACAATATACACATTGTCTTTTTGGCTTATTTGACCGTCACTAGTCCATATTTGTTTACCAACAGCAAGAAGGTCAGTCATACCAGGAGTATAAGTTGTTACATCTACTACTATTTCTTGAGGTGACACAGGTGAACCAATATTGTTAGCCATTTGTACCTGAGCAATCATTGGAGAAGTAGAGCTAACTGCGTCTACCATAGTCGTTTCAATAACACCTCCGTTATCTTTCCAAACTTCAATTGGCTAACCCTAGGTTGGTTTCTGTTATCAGTCCAAAACATTAAATCTTCTATAATATTAACATTTCTTATTTGATATCCTGTAGAAAAATTTAAAAACGGTCCAGCAGAATATATATAAATATCTCCAGTATCTATGTCATATCTTACTATAGCGTTTTGACTAGTTTCAATGTAAGCTAATTTATCAATAAAATTATCAGTTAAAAATAAATATATTTTACTGGTTATTTCATCTGCAAATTGACCTACAATAACTAAATCATCGGGTGCAGATAAAACATCTGCAACTCTTTTACCTATATCTCCGTTTAATACTAATTGAGTTCCTTGTACGTTTTCAGCAGCTCCAACGTTACTATCTTCTGACTTTGATATTGCTATATTCTGAGCGTCACGATATTCACCGTTAGGTAGTAATCTTTCATCTAAGTCCTTGTTCATTTTGGACTTTAGAAAAGTATTTTTTATTTCTGCCATTTAATTTTAATGTTTAATCCATTTAGATTTACCACGCATAACTTGTACTATTTGATCTAATTTAATATTAGATAATCTAATTTTAGCATTTCTTAGTTTTGCACTTTTTTCTTTTTGATATCTTCTAACTACATACTCAGGCATACGAGCTCTAGTGGCTAATATTTGATAGTTTATATAAGCGTACAAAGCTTCTTCCGCCATCTTTGGTATTCTAGTATCTAAATCGTATGATAGTCCGTCAGATATGTATTCTAATACAATTATTTTTCCAGCCAAATTACTTGAAAAAGTAAACTTACCTTGTCTTTCGTCTATTCCAAACCAACCATTTGTTTGGCTTGTTTGAGGATTTAAACCGTATCTTTGACCTACTATTTGGTTCCAATATAAAGGAAAAGGTGTGCTAAAATAATCTGTATAATAACTCCACCAATTACCACTCCATCCAGATATTAATCTATCATTTGCTACTTTCCAAGCTTGCTTAGTTAATGAGGTTGTTTCTAGATTTTCATTTAAAGCGTCTTGTATTGGTAAACCATCTTGGTCTTGAGCTAAACTCTCGTATGGATTAGTTGTTAAACCATTATTAGGAAGTATAGTATGTAAAACCCCTAACTCATCTTTCCACGCTATTCTTACGTGATTAACGTAATCTTGAGGAATAACTAAAGATAAACTATGTGGTATTTGTAATTCTTGAGATCTAATACTTTTTAAAGTATCATAGCTAAATTCTTGTAAACCTCTTTTAGCATGAAATATAACATCGGTTCTTTTAACACTAGGTACTAATTTTCCAGCGCCAACATAAGCAATCATATAGTTAGTGATTACATCGTGAAGCTTTGTATATGAATATCCACCATAATTTTGCCACACTGTGTTTTCAGTTAATTGAACTTTTAAATAATTACCAGCAACTAATCCACCTGTTACAGTTATTGTATTATCTACCACTGTGTAAGTATTATATAGTGGAGTATATGTTACACCACCGTCTATACTAACTTCTAAATAAAAGTTATTTGCAGGCCAGTTGACATTTGTGGGGTCAGCTGTTGTAAAAATTAAATCAGTATTAAATGTAGTAGTGAAACTAAAGTCAACACCATCTGCTATGAACGTTTGTGTTCCCGCGTAATACTGTCTATTGTTTTCTGAAATTAATGCCATTTATTATATTTTTTCATTTTGCTCATTCATTGCGACTTCTTGAGCAGCCGCTTGTACGATTTGAGGATCTCTAATAATTATCCCAGCGTACATTAATATTTTTAATACAACTTCACTTTGTTCTGATGGATGAAGTTCAAATTGAGTAGAACCAGTTGGGTTTAATGAAGGTTCATAAGCTGTACTATTATAAACATACTGACCTTGTGGTCCAGTTTCATATCCCCATCTAACAGGAATTGGTTTACGAACATAGTTCACGGTAACCCTGCTAGTTATAGCTTTAGGTCTAACAAACAATAATTCGTTTTCATATAAGTAAGTTGGAAATTGTAATGAAGCTCTAGTTAGTTTAGATTTTTCTGCGTAGTAAAAATCATTTCTATCTAGTCTTTGTAGTTCTACTTCTTCATTATACACAGCTGTTCCGAGTCTATAAAACTCAACTGTGTTACCGTAGTAATCTACAGTAGGGAGGGTAAAATAACCTTGTGGATCAATGTAGTTACAATCTCCAAAGGTTTTAAATATAGCTATTTTTTCATCTATATTCATCTGTCTGTCAGCATAGTCAGTATCAGTTTGCATGACACGTAGCTGTTGATTTAAATCATCAAAGTATTTTTCAAATATATCTAACTGTACTTGTGTAGCTGTTTTATTAAATTCATCAGGCGTCATGTATCCACGTTGCTCTTTATTTAAAATTAATAATACAGTTCTATATACAGAATTTACGTTTATAGCCATAGTATGTTATTGTTATAATAAAGGCGAGCGTTAACCCGCCTATTTATTATTAGTATAGTTTCTTTTCTATAGACTTCAGCACCATGATACCTTCATCAGTTTGTAAGAAACTTGCAAAGGCACTATATGGATTTTCTCCAAAAGGAACTTTCATTATAACCTCTTTATTTTCTGTCCATAAAAAATCTTTATTTTTATTAGACAAAGAAATTATACCTTGTTCAACTGCTTTTATAGATATGTTTCTTAATTGAACATTTTCATCATTTGCTAATTTAATAAACAACGAAGGTTTATTTCTAGCAAATACTAATATATCTCTTTTTAATTCTTTCGAACTTAAATTTGATACACTCGATCCTTTTTCAACTCTTAATATAGCTTCCGCTAAATCAATATCTATTTGCCTCGCAACATTCATAGCATCTAATTCAAATTCTAATTGATCTACTTCATGAATAGCTGCTTGAACTGGTTTTCTTTCAGCATATTTCTTGTTTAAACCTGGGTGATATAATGACATTAATTTTTGTAATGCTTGGTATTCTTTAGGAACCACCAATACACCATCTTTAAATTGTATGTGCTTTAAAGTTACTTCCCCTTTTTGCTCATCAACAAATGGTGAGTTTTGGTTAGTAGCATATCTTAAAGCTCTTTGTTCATTAGTTTCAGGATCAAACCATAATAATGGGTATCTCTGCGTATGTCTTGAAGACAATGTATATGTTATAGGTTCTCTACCACCTAATAAATAATATTGTCTGTCTTTTATTTCCCAAGAGTCGTTATCAACGACCTCTTTGTTTTTTTTCTTTTTTGTCATGATATAATATAATTAAATAAGTTAAAGGTATAAGGGCGCCGAAGCGCCCGTAACCTTATGAAAAGTATTAAGATGTCATCAACACGAAGTTGTTAGCACCTTGTACACATAAACATCTTTCAGATAAGAAGTTTACTTCCATTGCATCTAGATCAGAAGTGTAAGCACCACCGACAGAACCAGTGATCCAAGACTTCATTCTTCTATCATCAGTTTGAGAAGCTCTATATCTTACGTGTAAGAATGGACGTCTAATGTTTGTACCTAAAATTTGGTCATAAACAGTAGAAGTACCAGCAGGAATTAATACTCCTTCGATGTCACTATTTTGAGTGTAGTTACTAGAACCACCTCTTGTAGAAGCATCGTTTAAGTATTTCCAGCTTGTCTTATAGAAATCGTAAGATCCTCTTCTGAATCCTGAGAACTGTAAGTTAAGAGCCATTTCTTCAGAATTTTCAAATACACCGTAAGATGTACCACCGATACCGTAAGAGTTTTGAGAAGCAAGCATGTTGTCTATGTCAAGCTCTGTAGCTCTGTCTAAGAATAACATATTTTCTTCAATAGCTCCTTGTGAATCTAAATTCTCAAGAATTGTATCGAAATCAGCTAATGCACCAGCGAAAGCAGAGAATACATTTCCTCTGTCAACGATAGCAGCAAATAAACCTTGAGTACCTAGTAAAGCAGCATTAGCAGCATTAAAGTCTGTAATACCAGCGTTAGCTTGAGTATGGAATAAGTTAGCAGAAGCAGCGTTAATCTCTGCATCTTCACCTTCAACCATAACCATTTCTAAGTAATCTTCGAATCTTAATCTAGTTTCTGATTCAGCTTTTAGATACCATAAGTATCCGTTTGTTCCGTCTTCAGCAGCTACTTCAACCCAACCGATTTGTGCAGTATCAGAACCAGATACAACGTATCTATCTCTAATAATAACTGGTTTGTTTGAGAACTGTGTGAAAGATGGCTCAACGTTTTCTAATACTCCTGAACTTCCTTTTGGATATTCAGAACCATATACAAATACTTTGAATCCTACAGCGTCAGCAGGAATTAAACCACCACCAGCAGAAGTTTCACGGTAAGGGAATACTTGAATCTCATTAGCGTTAAGAGCAGATCCAGGAACAATACCAGAATCAGCAACGTAAGCTTTGATAGCATCACCACCAGACTTAGGCAAAACTACTACAGTCATACCTGGAGTAATAACGTTTGCAAGTCCTGCTGTTGGGACTACAAATAAATCTAATACGTTTCCTGCAGCACCTAATGGTTGTACAGTATCGTAAGATATATGTAATCTATTTTGTTCTGACCAAACTACTTGATCAGATGTCATCGGCATTTCAGCGCCGACCATTCTTATAAAGCCAGAAAGAGTTCTGTTTCCATATCTTTCAACTTCAGCTTCATAAATTTCAGGTAGGTACTGCTGAGCGAAGTCATTAGCACCATCTGTAAAACTAAGGTAGTTATCCGAAGTGATCTGTTGGATCTGCGACGGGTTTAACGTACCAAATAAAGGATTTAAGGGCATAATTAATTGTTGAGACGTACGCGCCTCTGTAGATACATTTTTAGATTTATTCACAACATCTTTAACAGCATCGGCTTTGCCTTGCTCATAAAAGTGATGTGCTATTTTGTCCGCATTTCTAGCAGTAAAGATTGCTTTATGATAACCTTGAGCGTCTTGTACGTTGCCCTTATCGTCCAGAAACTTCTGAACAAAGTCTTGTAAATTACTCTGAGCCTTTGCAACTTCGTTTGGATTTTTAACACCATATCTATATTTCTTTTCACCAACTGTAAAATCAAAACCTTTGAATTCATCAGTGAATAAACTAGACGTTTTTTGTTTAAAATCCTCATGTTGTTGTAAAGCAACTTCCTGATTTTTTTGGTAGCGATTAAAAAAGTCAATAGCTTTTTGTTGTTCTCCAGTAACACCAGGTCTTAATCTGACTTGGTCATAATACTTACTTTTAACATCTTCTAAAAAGTTTTTGGCTTTAGCAACCTCTTCCTTGTAAGCAAGTTTTTTTCTTTTGATGTCTCGCTCTTCATCAACGTCTTCATCATAGTCGAAATTTTCTTCCATGATAAATTTTATTTCCTCATCATTTAGATGTGGTTTACTTTTTTTGTAATATTCTTTAAGTAAAACACCTGAATCAATTGTTGAGTAATCAGCGTTTAATCTGACGTAATCTTCCATTGATCCATTTGTTTCCTCCATAAATTTAACCAGCTTTTCTATATTTTCTGGTAATACAATTTCTTTTTCTGTAGACTTTGTAGGTGCAGTTTGTTTTACAGGTTCATCAGTAATCTCTTGTAAAGGAATTACTTCTTCTTCGGTTTCCCGTACATCTTCAACCACTGTTGTGCTGTCTCCCTTGTCTTCGGGTTTTTCGACAGTAACATTGCTATCATCTGTCTTTGATGTTTGAACGGCATCTTCTTTTGGTTTTTGTGTTAAATCTACTTTAGCTTCAACAGTTGGTGTAACTGTTTCTTCTACTTTTTTACTTAAATCTACTTTAGCAGGTTCGTTTGTTTTAACCTGTTCTTTAATAGATTTTTTCTTGATCTTTAAAGATCCAGAATCTTTGGTTTTTGCCATAATAAAATAATATAAAATTAATAAAAAATACTACACGAACGCTTCTAAATCAAATCCTCCAGGTAATTGTTCATTGTTTTCAAAATCAACTGGCATCGTATCATTTTTTCTTTGTGAAATCATTTCACTTTGTTGTGTAGCTTGTATCTTTGTTCTCTTGTCTTTTCGGTCTTCTATCTCTCTTTCTTTTTCAGTTCTAGCTGCTATATCCATTTCAGCTAACTTCATATCAAATTGATGTTGAACCTGCATTAACTCTTTTTTAATTTGAGCTTCAGTTTGCATTCTTTGAATTTCAAATTGAGATTTTCCTTGTTCAATTTGTAATTGTGTATTTGCCAACGCTTCTTGCTTTTGTACTTCAGACATAGCCGCTTGCTCAGCCGCTTTAGCGTTTGCTTGAGCTTGCATCTGAATATTTTGTTGTTGTACTTGCTGTTCGTAAGCTTGTTTTTGTTTACGTTTTAGTTTTAATAATTGATTAGCTAGTTTGATATTATTTACTTCTCTAATATCTATAGCATCTTCTAAATTAATACCTCCTGTTTTTAAAGCAATTTGTATGCTTTGCTCTAGTTGTGCTTTCTCTTCTGCATCTGGTTCTAATTCTAAATAAATACCAAAATCAAAAAGATTTAAATTTCTAATTTCATTTAAAGTTCCTACATTAAAAGTACTAATAGAATTTTTTAAAGACTCTGCTAATAAATCGTGATCTAAACAATCAGCAATTCTTAATGAAATATTTTCTGCAGTTCTAACGGCTAAATATAACGATCCTTGTAATATGTGTCTAGTCGCTACATTGGAGTTATAAGCGGCTAGTTTCTGTAACCCTACTAATGAATCAGGATCTGGAGTACTAGCGTCTCTAGCCTCATTCAACCCTGTCACGTCTCTAATCATTTGTAAATAGTACTGATACGTTGTAATTAAACTTTGAAGTTTAGCACCAGCATTTGATGTTCTTAATTCTTGAATAGGTACTTTACCTCTATTTGGATCACCATCTTGCGTTAAAGATCTACCAACTATACTACCAGTTTGAAAATACATGTTCAATGCTTCTTGTGGGTTATAGTTAGTTCCATTACCTAAATCAACCTCTGCTAATCCATCAACATCTACATAAACACCATCTGGTACCATACGAGATATCACTTGTTGCATTTTCAAATGAGTCAACTGTATCATATCTGCAAAACCTGTAACTCTGCTTACAAGTGATTCTATTCTACCATGATACATTCTTGGAGCACATATTGAGTAATTCATTCTAACCTTAGTGCTATCTGCAAAAGGTCTAGACATGTTCTCTGATAGTTTCCAAGATATCATATTATTTATACCTAATACTTTTGCTCCAGTAAATAAAACCTCAATAGATCTAGAAACTCTTTCAAAGTTGTCATTAGATTCAGGGTTAAATGTATCAGGTTTTTCTAAAGCTTTTTCTAAACCTTGATCAGTCTTTTTAATTTTAAAAACTTGATCCATATATGTTTTGTATTCAAAAAACATAACGGCAACAACGTCAGGAGCTTCATTCCAGTTTCTTAAATAGTTTTGTTCACCAGGAAACTTTTCAATTTCTTTCAACTCTTGATCAGTTAAATAAGGAAATTGTTTTTTAAGCTCTGATATACTAATCATTTTAACCTCACCTACATAATATAAATCTTCAAAGTTAGGATCTTTAGTATACGAGTAAACTAATTCTGCGGGGTCAACATATTCTACTGTTACTCCGTTTGAAGTATTGAAATTAGTTTTAACAGCTCCAATACCTAGTATTACCAAATCTTGTATAATTCTAGTTTTGGTTTCTTTAAACTTGTTTTGAGCTAATACATTTGATATTACTTCTTCTTCTGCTATCTCTATACTTTGCTTGTAATCTAATTGCATATGTAAAGATAACTCTTCTTTGTTTTCTGGTAGATTATCTTTATTTTGCGTAGAGTATAAATCTAAACCTAAACTATCTTTAGCTTCTCTTAAATAATCTCTAGCAGATATATCACGCATTAATGCTGTTGCGTAATCAGTTCTTTTTTTAACTGAATCAGGATCTTGAGAATAAGCTTTAATATCATAATCTCTATCAGATAAACCGTTAACTACTATATCTACAAATTTAGATAAAATAGGAACTGGTTTCCAGTCTAAGTTTAAATAAGATAAATCACCATTAATAGCTAATTCATCTTTATATTTTTGTATTGATTGTTCTCCCCTAGCGTATAGTCTTCTATTGTGATATTCAGAATAATTAGTTTTAAATAATCCATAACCGCTAGCGCCGCCATTACCATATCTATTATTACTGAACCATTCGTTTTCAATTGCTCTAGCTACTTTGAGGCCGTATTCATATGTGTTCTTTTCTTCGAAAGGTACTACCTGACTAGGAAAGCCACTTAGATAATTAGTGTCTACACCATTCATTTATTGTATGATTTTTGAGTTATAACCCTCGTTTTTGTATCTTTTAAAACCTAAAGGGACAACTTCCCTTTTAAAGTCCGCAACGGGTTTATACTTATTTTTATTACAAGCCATTATAGCTAATCCAGAGCTAATAGCAGCATCAAATTTAGTTCTGTTATTTATATTAAATTTAGCCCAGTCTTCTAACGTCCTTTGAAAATACATGTCACCATAACTTTCATTATTGTATCCCACATAATTTTCAATATACATTTCAATCGCTGCAGCATGAGCTTGTTTTATATCTTCACTAGAGTTTGGTATACCACCAACTTCTTTCTCTGTTGTAGATAATTTATTCCAAACCTTATCAGGTCTGTTCATAGAATAACCTCTGTAACCTCTACGTTTTAAATAGTAAAGTAACCTTGGTTTATTATTTTCTGCGAGTAAAGGCATTCCGTAAAAAACTAACGCCATTAATACATCTTCAAAAAATATATCCGCTGTTTGAGGTCTAGCAATATATTCTAAAAAGAAATGATTAGTAGGTGAATCTTCCATGCTAAATTTACTTAAACCATGTAAAGCACCTTTTGAACCTCTATTATCTACTGTTCCTGATATGTCATAACTATCACAACCAAATGCGCCCATATGTTCATTACCAGGATATTTTGTATTATTTTTTAATATAACTTTGTTTTGTTGCTCTCTATTAGGAACCCAAGAAATATTAAATCTTCCATCTTTATTAGGCATAAATAAAACCTGTGTATCTTTTATACCGTTTTCCCATTGAAAATTACCCTTAGTAATTAAAGGGCTCATAACTAATACCTCTTCATTATAATCTATCTGTTGATATAATTTAGTAAGATTAAATAACGAGGCTTTGGTTTCGTCTCTAAATGCATGTTTTTCCGTACGTGGAAATTGTCTATAATATTCATTTAAAGCATCTTGATCGCCTTTTAAACCATCAACTTCATTTTGCCAATAATCAATAACACCTAGTGTTATCTCGTAACCATCGGGACCAAATGTTTTTTCTCTTGGAGTGTCGAAGACAGGTAAGCCATAAGAATCAATGTATCCTTCGTAGTTCCATTCCATAGGTATGAACAAATTATATAATCCCGAGCGAGTCTGTCCATTGGCGTTTCTTTTGGTAACATCTGAATCATAGTATAATTTTTTAAAGTTATCCCCACCTTTATCTAAAGAGTTAGATGTTGATCCCATCATACATTTTCCTACTACTTTACTACCTAATCTTAATGTTGTTTTTGTAACTCTCCAGTTGTTTAAAATATTGTTTGGTCTTTCCCACTTACCAGATTCATCATGTACTAATAGTTTTAATTTTTCACCATCATAACTATTATCTCCAGTATTTTTCCAATCTATTGTAGTATCTAATCCTTTTAAATCATCTAAGGATTCGTCAGGACCAGCAGCAATTTTACGTCTTGTAAATTTACTAGCAGGTACACGATAAGCCAGTTCTGTTTTAGGACGGTCCATACCATCTTGAGTAGGTTTAAAAAAGAAAGGATAATTAACTGATATTGGTACAACCTTGTCTGTAAACATACTCTTCGCGTCAGGTCCAGATTTGGATAATATTCCGTAACGTGAATCACTAGATATAGTGGCTAAATTTACAACCTCACCTGATGCCATGAAAGAAAATCCAGAACGTCTATTCTTAAGATAGCACATTCCAAAACATCTATAATCAGCCTTACATGCTTCCCAAAATAGAAAGAATAATCTATTTGATTCTCTAAAATCTGGAGCACCAACATCTATTTTAGACCATTGTAGATACATGTAATGAGTTCCTGTTAAATATGTAGGTTTTCCATTGTTATAAAACCAAAAACCTGAATCTCTACGATTAAACTCGTTGTCAATATAATCGTACCACTGTTCTTTAAAATCTTCTGGATATTGTTTAAAATCAAATACAGTTTTTATTTTACTCAACTGTTTAGGGTATTCAACTTTTTTCCATTTATCACCTTCAAGCTTTTGAACATCTTTTGCTTTAGGTAAAGCTATTTTTAAGTTCTGTATTTCGTATATCTCTCCTATAGTACCATCCTTACTGATTACAATTACATCATATTCTTTATTGTAACCATATTCCCATTTTTTAGATTTATTTAATCTTTTAATTACTTTAGGATTTATATGATCATCTACTACTTTGTATAAAGTTTGTTGATACATTATTTAGATCTCCTTTCTGCAAACCCTTTAAAAGTTTTTTCTTTAACTTCTTTTGGTTTAGCTTCTAACATATCTTTTTCTTCTTGTATACGATTAAGTATTTCAAACGCATCGAATATAGCTAGTTTTTTTGTAGCAGCAGCGTTCTTTAATCTATCTGCAGATATATCGTCATTAGAATCTACAATAGGCTCCTTAGCAACCTTTATCAATTCTTCCACCGCCTTTTGCCCAGCGTGGATTATATTCAATTTCGTTTCCTTGGTTTTCATACTTAACAGAGATATTTTTAGATTTCATACAATATAATAATTCTTCATCAATTAAAAACCTCCATTCTCTACCCGGTGGATACCCTATGATATCTCCTTGTTTTAAACCTTTTTCTTTTAATTGATTGTTATTAAATTTTATAACACCAGTAAGATCTCTGTCTTTTAGTGGTTTTATAAAACAATACTCACCAAATGTTTTCCATTCATCGTTTTGATTAAATAGATAAATTTGATCTGGTGCTGCAAAATATAGCTCTTCATTAAAGTATGATGCAGAGTTTCTTTCTGCACCTGTTTGGTCATACCATCTTCTAAAAATATTGTGATGTACAACTACTATATCTCCAACGTTTATATTAGTTTGATAGGCTGTTGGCACTGCAACAACCTTTGCAAATCTACTTATAAACTCAAACTCTTCTATTGAAGCGTTTACTATTAATTTTTTATCATCAACCCTTACTTCATTTTCATATCTTTCAGTAAGAGGTGTAATAATAAAATTTTCAATACTTCTCATTAATATTCTAAATCATACTCAACGGATATAGCCATGTTAGAATTAAACTTCTTCCACGGCAATACCTCATCATTCTTTTTAATAAAAATATTATAAGAACTATCAGTATTATCTAACAATATACAAGAGATTTCATGACCACCATAAACCTGTTGACCTAAAGAATAATGCATAGCATCGTTCTTGTAGTCAGCGCCAATACTGATTTTTCTTATATTTGAATCCATTAGTCAACTTTTTTTAAGTTTTCTACTGGAATATCAGTATAGGTTCCATCTGTAACATTAATGTTGATTGGCCCGTATGCTTCTTCTAGTTGTTTTTTAAGTTCTTCCATTGTATTTTTAACTGCAGGAATTTTATTTAAAACATCTTGCTTTTGAGCTTCTAATGCACCAACTTGACTAATTAATGCTGACATGTTAGATTGACCTTCTTGAATTTTTGTTAACTCTTCTTCTGTAATTTTTTTAATTTCTTCACTCATAATTTAATTTTATTTAATTTTAATAATAGTTTACTATTTATTATTACCTATACTTTTGAATTTTTCCGCTCCTCGCGACCCAAAATAGGCTACATATACAGTTATTAATAGGGATTTAAGTAAATCTATCCACCCCATATCAATACCAAAACTGATATCAAATCCATCTAATAATATAAATAATACTAAAGCTATTGTTAAAAATATAAGAGTCATTGGCCTTGTGTTCTTAGAAAGCCATGAATCCGACTTCATATCACTCTGCCAACGTTTTGATACCTCTTGCATTTCAACAATATCCATTTCTAAAAGCTTCATAGCTTTTTCTTTGTCTTCTGGCGGTAATGATTCTTCTTTAGAGATAAGGTTTTTAACAACCCCAAACACTCCATTATCTGGTAATACATCACCTACCGTACCTAATATACTAGGCGCAGCTCCGGCTAAAAACTGTCCTACTTTAGTTTCACTAAACTTTTTTTTCTTTGGCATAAGCTTCTTTTTCCCATGGTAAATTCTTTGCTCCTTCTTTTATTTTAGAACGAGAATATCTTTTTCCTTTCCACCAAATATACTTATCATCATAACACAAGTCACCTCTCAGTATTTGATCAGTATGTACTTTTTCATGACTAATAGTATTTTCTTCCTTTTCTATAGGAAGTTTGTCATTTAATATAATACAACCAGTATTTAGCGTAACCCCGTGAACTGTAGGGTCTTCCATTTCTCTTCTATATACTGGTGTTGTATCTATTTTGTAAGGTGGTTTTATTTTAAAAGCCATTTACTATAACTAGTAAGTTTTACCTCTATCTTGTGGCACGTCTCCGCCAATCTCTCTTTTAGCTTTAGCGCCTTTAACTTGATCCACATCTGGAGTATCTACCATTTTACCTTCTTGGCGAGCAGCTGCATCATCATATTTGTGTAAAGATTTATCCATTTCGTGGATTTTTCTTTTAGCATCATGAATTAATTCTCTTTCACGAATCATACCCCATCTAGGGTGATTACCTGTGTACTGTCTGTCTGACATAATTGTTGTTTTTAATTGTTAATTATTTTTTAATAACTCTATTTCTTTCTTAAGTTCTTTTATAATCTTATGTAGTTCTTGAGTTGCTGATATGTTAAGCATAGCTAAAGCATCATAATCTACAGTTTTGTAGTCATCAACTTCTTTACCATATACAACTACATCGCTAGTTCTATCTGAAGCCTCTTCATCATTTCCAGGGTAAATAAGTTTTACCTTATCTCCTACTTTACAATCAAATGCTAAATCAATAACACCGTTTTTAATTGTAGTTTGTTTAAATACATCAGGTATTATCTCTGTACCTTCTTTCACAGCCATTGGATAATGCTCTTCTACTTGTTGAGCAATTACCTTTTTGTGATCACCAGTACCTTTTACTGGATCGATATATTTATAATCTGATACTTCAATTTTAGATATAGTCTCTAAATCTTCTTTAGAATTACTTACTGATATATCTTTTTTAATTCTTTCATCAGAGAATACATGTACACCTGATGACATTACTCTACCTGCTGTATGTATACTAATTGCAAATACTCCTACTCCTGCAAAATTTTGGAAAGGACCACCTGCTCCTGTATATAAGAAGTAATCAAATGGACTACCATTGTAATCTATCCAAGTATTTAATTCAAAAGCTCCTTTACTATTAGCAGCTCCAAATAATCCCATACCAATTGTTGGTTTAGAGTTGGTACTACCATTAGTCGTAAACGTTAATTCATTACTACTATCTAATTGTTGACTAGCATTCCAGAAAGCTAAAGTATCAGCTAATATTATTGCTGGAGGATTCCAACTCTGTGTGAATGTAGCTAATGTACCATCACCACGATAATATTGATCTGTAGTACCAGTCCATCTAGTTTGTAAAGCTCCGGTTCCATCTATATAATCTGTTGCTGCACCAGCACCAGTTACTGCAAAAGTTCCTGCTCCTGTTATTGGAGAACCTGCTACAC